GTTCTGTTGCCAACTTAATGGCATCTACGTTTTCTGCCTCCCATTGCTTAATTTCTCTATTAATTGCTGCAGTGGAAACACCAGCCTGCTCCCTGATTTGCTTAATGTAGATGCTGGACAAGTCTGCGAGGTCAGAAGGGTCGATATCTACTAAATCAACCAGGCCAGCCTGGGCCGATACGGTGGCTCCATATGGGCGTTGGACAGTTGCAAAACTCTTGTCTTTACGACCTTCTGTTCCAGAGCCAACCCGATCTGTTCGTCTCTTTCTAGGAACTACATTACCATCTTCGAATCCTGGAATATTATCTGCAACAATACCCTGAATTAATGCAGCATACTTGGTTGCCTGTTTTGCTGGTACGACTGCTTCTCCTGGAGCAAGCATTGCAGGAACAATATCTCCAGCACCCTTTGGACCAGGAACAGATACAACGCCCTTTGCATACTTCTTTGGCATTGTAACTTGTCCTGCATTCCTACCTTGGAATGTTAGGTTTGCATTATTAGCACGTTGTAGTGCTTGTGTAAGTTTGTCTACTGCTACTGCTTCTGATGTAAATCTTTGTTCTAGTCTTTGGTGTACCTGCTCAAGAGATGCAGCAACGCTGGTTGCCTCTAGTTGCTGCTGAGTCATGTATTCTGTTTGATCACCAAGGAATTTGGATGAGTCTCCAGACTTGGTAAAAATGTTTCTAACAAGCATGAACCCCTTGATAATGTTTGCGATACCGTTAGCAAGAAGACCAAAGGTCATAATTAGAACTGGACCAAGACCACCGATTACAACAGTAAGCCCCATGATAAAGTTTTTTGCTCCAGCATCAAGTTTATTAAAGTTCTCTAGTATCTTCGCTCCAAACTCAATTACTGGGGTTACAAGTTTTAGGAAGATTTCTCCAATAGGGGCTAGAGCAACCTTTAGTTCTTCTACCGCCTTCTGGAATTTAAACATTGATGAAGCAGCAACGGTTCCAAGTTCCTTAGATGATAGGGCTGCTAGGTCCGAAGCACTTCTACCAGTTAGTTCAAGAACACGTGATGCCTGAGTGCCTTCTGCAATTACGTTTTGGAATAGTGTAGATAGACGTGAGAACTGGAACTTTCCAAATAGTTGCTCAATGGCTCTTGCTCTGCTTAGTGGGTCAAGGGTGTCCAAAGCACTTGCAAAATCTATTACGAGGCCCTTAACATCTCCCCTGTTTGCTTCTACAATTTCCTTAACGTTAATGCCAAACCCAGCAAGCATTTCTGATGCTTTTCCTGTTGGGTTAATGAGGGCTGCTAGACCAGACTTAAGTGCGTTAGCACCTTCTGATGCGTTAATTCCACCTTCCTTCATTGCTGTTAGGAAGAATGCTAGGTCTTCTACGTCACCACCAAGTTGCTTAACAACAGGACCAGCCTTTGGTACCGCAATTGTTAGGTCTTCAATAGATGTTACTGTTTGGTTTTCTACTGCGTTTAGGAAGTCGATCTTTTTTGCAAGATCTGAGGCAGCGATGCCAAAAGCATTTGTAATAGATATCGTTGTTCCAAGGGCCTCTTGCTGCTCCACCTGACCAAGAACTGCTAGACGGTTTGCTTCTCTAACCTGTGCTGTTAGGTCTGCTCCTTGGTTACCTGCTGCAGCAGCGGTGGCTGCAAGTTCCATAGTCTTTTCAGCAGCAACACCGTATTTTGTAAACTCGGTAGCAAGATCACGGATCTGATTAATCATTGCATCTGTTTCAGCGGTTGGTGTCATTGAGTCACCATATACACGCCTGAACTTAATTACCTGCTGTTCCATTGCCATAAAGGTCTTAGCAGCAGCAGTACCCACCATTGACAAAGGAATGGTAAAACCAACCATCAACTGGCGACCAGCCCATTGAGTGTTCTTACCGAAGTTTAGAAGATTTGTAGAACCCTGCTTTAGCAGTTGGTTCATTAGTTGTTGCTTCTGGGCAGCGATTGCTGTCTTGGTTCCTAGATCTTGCATGTCTAGGGATAGTGGTCTAATTGCGATAGACTTTAGTGCACCGCTAGCGTCACGGCCGAGTCTGATGTACTGTGTCTGTAGGGTTTTTACACGTTCTCTGGCTACCTTGTCAATGGTATCCATTTCGGTCTTAAAGAACTTACCGAAAGTTTTTGAAGCACCGCCAGCAAACTTGAAGTACTGTCCCATAGACAGTTTGTTCTTTTCAAGTGCGGTTGTAAAAGATTCTGTGGTGCTTGCTATTGTTTTAATTGAGGCAGAGAATTTGCCTGTTTGGTTAATAGTGTTTATTAAGTTGCTTTGCATGTTGGATGCAGCAGCACTTGCTGCAGCACCCGAACGTGCCATGGATTCATAGAAGGCTGATATCTGACGTTGCAGAGTCCTAACATTTGCTAGGGCTTCAGACGTATTAATATTAACATTAATATTGGACTGAATATCAGCCATCCATAAACACCTTCTTTATTTTTTATTTAACCCCGATGATTGACGCATCGGTTAGGTTAATACCAGAAGCCTCTTCGACAATCTTGTATACGGTCGGAAGATCTAGAAGATCCTCCAGTTTTGCTAGGTCATCTGCAATCTCTGGCTTGTACTGCTTTAGAGCGATTTGTACACACTCCATAAGAAGATTCATAGATTTTGCATTGTCCTCAGCAACCTCTGCGATCTTCTCAAACTTATCCATGAAGTCACGGAGTAGAGAAATTCTCAGCGGTCTAACTGAAATAGTTGTTCCATCGATAAGACTGATTGTCTTTGCTTCGTTGATGGTAGTTGTCATTTTTGCCTCCCTTAAAGGTCTCTATTATTATAACACAAAAGGCTATTAGACTTCTAGAGTTTTTCGTAACTTAGCCCCATGCCAATGCCGAAACCAGCCTTTGCTGCATTTGCACCTTGATACGCTAGAATGTCATTTGAGTTTGCTGCCTGTCCACCGCTAAACACTTTAGCCTTCATCTTTTCCCAAGCATCTTCTTTTCCAGACTGCTTGTCTAGGTCTACGAGTTCTTCGTAGTCTTTCCAGATACCGAGCAAAAATACCTCTGCCTCTAGTTTTGCCAAGTCTAACTTTCCCCAACTGTTTTCATCGTCTGCTGACTCCTGCTTATCCTCTTCAGATGGCTTTAGTTTTATACCTGCAGAGGCTTCAAGAAAAACATAAAGGTTTGGCATGTCTAGGTTATCTTCTAGGTCTTTAACCGTCTTGATTGATGGATAATACTGCTTCATTGCTATCACAGCAGACTCCATTAGTAGCCTATTTGCCTCTTCGGTATTGTCCTGTGACTCTTTTAGTTGGTCAAACTTATCCATAAACTGTCTTAAGTACTTGATCTTTAGTGGGGTTATATAGACCTCAGTTCCGTCCACAAGGTAGATGTTTGCACTTTTATATATTGTAGTAGCCATTACTCTATTGTACCAAAAAGAAACTGCCCAGGTACGAATACCTGAGCAGTCTCACAATATTTAGTTATTAGACTGTGCGGTCTACGATCTTTCCGTAAGACGCATCGTTGTTTGGAAGTAGTCGGAACGACACCTCAAACATGGTTGCCTCGTCACGCTTCGCTGATGCTGTAACGCTCTCAATTGAGAGTGCACGGTATGCAACGTATACACGTTCGATGGCTTCGGTCGGAGCACAGTCACCTGTACCTGGACCAACTGCAACAAGACCACGCTCTACTGGACATTCTCCAATGTCTCCTGCTGACAAGTTAAGTGTTGGATTTCCGCCTTCAACGGTTAGATCTCCATCCTTACCTGCAAGTGAGAATAGCAAGTTTTCTAGAGTTGCCTCAGCGAATGTAGTGTTAAGATTAACCTGCATTCCCTGCTTGTAAAGTTTTGCAACGTCTAGAAACTGGTCTACCTGAACTTCTCCGAAGTCTGGCTGGAACTGGAGTTCAAGACCGTTCATAGTATAACCTACGTTACGGAAGTCAAAGCCAGATCCTGCGTCGTTACCGTCGTAGTCAGTTAGCGTGTCTCTGTAAGATGTACCGTCAACATATGCTGGCAGTGCTGCGTCCGTAAGTTCACCATTTTCGTATGTGAACAAGGCTGCTGCACCAACAATAATGTTAGCGTTTGTACCTCTGCTGTATGTACCCATATTTTTCACCTCTTTTTTCTTTATGAATTTTGTGGGGGTGTTTCCTCAGTTATAGTATAGCATTGTTTTCAACTACAAGGAAGTGCCGTTATAGTTGCTATCTGAATAGCCTACGGTATGGTAGTCATAGTCTATGATTAGTTTGTTGCCTGCAAAGGTTCTGGCTGTACCAAAATCAACGATATCTCTAGTCTCTTCTAGGTGATAGACTCTCATATTGTGGAAGAATACAGGGTAGAACTCTTTGCCCTCATATGTGATCAGGCCTGTCTGGGTGTTTACCTGGGATTGTACCCAATCATTTAGGTCCTGAGCAGACTCATCTTCTCTGTCTAGGTGGTCGTGTACCCTCTGGGTCATCTCTATTAGATTTTCTACTGCCTGCTCTGTAAGTGCGTAGAAGTAGTATAGTAGTTGTTCTGACTTTATGTGTGGAAAAGGCTTTCTTCTAAACTTAAACATTCTGTCGTATACCGCTGCCTGACCGTCAAAGTAGAATCTTCCACCTGTCCCAGATGTAAGGTCTTCTATAGAAAATCCCTGAGAGATGTCAAAGTCTGTTGGGTATGTTGGAAACATTGGTACGGCACCAAAACCAGCAGAGCCAAGTTTTTGTTGCAGGTACTTGTTGATCAGAATTGGTGGGTATGATATTGGCATTAAATGGCTCCTATTCCTGCGTTAGCAATCCACTTATATCCTGTGGAAATACCACTAGACCTTCCGAGTTTCTTGCCTTTTGGTAAATTGTTTTTAAAGATTACTGGATTTTCTAGGTATTGTCCTATACCGCTAGTTCTTAGAAATGCCTGAGTAAAGTATCTATTGAAAAACTCATCCACAGTCTTTTCGAATGATCCCTGGACATAGTCGCCACCAGGATTGTCTATCTCAATCGGCCCTTTAGAAAATATAGTTTCTCCATTTTCCTCAAATACGAGGACATTTGATTTTCTAGGAACAATGGTAACTGGGACTCCATCTTCCATAATTCTAGCCTTATCGTAGAATGGGACATTTGATCCGTTCTTCACTGATGTTGACTGTTTAAAAGATGATAGCACTGAGAGCCCAAGATTGCTTATGGTATAGTCAAAGTCAAACAGCCTTGCCTGTGGGCTTCCAGTAGCATTCCATTCGTAGATGTGATGAAGCATCTGTGGGTTAGCCCTAGCATTAGCATCTACATATTGCTTTAAAATTTCTATAGTTTGCATACCTATATTCTTTAACAATATAGTTTTTCCAGCCTGTATTCCGTCAAGAAATCCGATAGAGTATTTCATAACGTTGTTCATTTCTTTCATAAACTTTCTTGAGTCCAACTTTACCTTGATCATACGTCTACCCCCTGATTCTCTGATCTTCTAACCACCAAAGAGTAGTGCTCAATTCTTCCAAATGGTCCAACAAATGGATCATAGGCTGCTACCTCAAAGATGGTAGACTGGCCAGAGCGTGGCCCTGCTGTCTCTTTGTAAATATGAGTTCCGTCTGAAGTTCTAATGTTTGTAATAATTACGTTTGTGATGGCATTCTTGTCTTCAAGGCTTGAGACTCTAACGTCTGTTTTGGTTCTGCCAATAAGAATCATTTCTTTAGTGATATTGACATTTGGCTTAACATCTTCGCCACCTGCATTACCGCTAGCATTAAAGTTGCAACAAATGCTTCTATCTAGTACCCAGGTCTTTTTTACGTTTCCGTAAGCACCTTGCTCTGTCAGGGGGTAGTATATGTCTGCAAGTAGTGGAAAAACAAAATCGGTTGATTCGCAGGCAGCCATTATAGCACCCCAACTTTAGTAATAGACTTCATATACTTATCAAGTATCTTGTCTACTACCATATTACCTGTTCCCTCTAGCATCTTCTTGTCAAACTGAATTCTAAACTGATCCGTGTTGTACGATGTAATGTATTTCTGGTAATAATCAAGTTTTCCGCACTTTAAGTCATCAATAAGCATCTCTGTTGCATATTGAACGTCTGCTGGAATAGCACGGAATCCTTCGTCAAGAACAAACAGATAGTCTGCATTGTTGGCAAATGTTCCATAGTTTCTATCGTCATAGGCATAGTCGCCTCTACCTACTGGAAGTTTTGGATAGTTTGTAGAGATAATGTTTGTGTATCCTGTAAACTCTTTTACAATTGCAGAGTTGTCTAGGGTTACTTTAAAGTTATATGCCCAAACTCTTTTTACGGTTTCTAGACCATTCAGCGTTGGCTCTGTCATGGTCATAATTCTAAACTCTGTTGGAGATATAATTTCTTGGACTGAATATGTAGCATTGTATTCTGTGTCGGTAAATCCTGCAAGAGTTACGGAGTCTCCAACCTCATATCCGTGAGACCTCTCTGTTTCTATAACGGTGTCTGTTCCTGTTGTCTGAAAGTCTGTGATCAGGATTGTTGTGTCTTCGCCATTGAATATCATGGCGTTATTTTCATATACTTTTAGAACACGGTTTGCGTCACGCCATACTGGCATATAGTCTAGTCCGTTTCCAAGTACCTGCAAAATAGACTTGTGGTTGTAAAAACCAATACCTGTATATGTGTCAATTAGGGATCTTGCTATGAGTTCCCACTTCTTGTATTCCGCAATTTCTGATGCGGTAGTTCCTAGTGTCGTAGGGTCTGTGTATGGTCTAATGATGTCAAGATTTGATTCTAGAATGATGTGCTCAAACTCTTCGTCATAGAATCTAATTAGAAACTGTCTGTCAAACTGCACTTTGTCTGCAGGAACTACGTAGGTCACAACTCCTGTTGAACTAGAAGTAATTGTTGTTTGTTCGAATGAGTGGTCCACCAAATCCTCAACATAGACAATATAGTCATAGTTGTTGTCTGGCAAATTCCAGGTTGTAGTTAGAGGATAAGGTGGAACTCTCATTACTTCCATTTAGAGACCGAACTCCTTGGCAACTTCTTCTGGAGTTGCAGGGCGAATGTGGTTACGTGTAAGCCACTTTTCTGCGTGTTCTGGTAGAACAATGTTGTAGCCACGATATACAGTTCCAACGCCAGACCATGTAGCATTCTTAGATGAGTGAATGGCAACCTTTTCGGGCTTTCCCTCTTTCTTAACAGTTGCTAGTTTCGTAGTCTTTGTTGTTTTTGTTGACTTTGTCGATGTTCCAACTACGTTGTTTTCAAGTGAGTCTACGGCTGTTTTTTCTGTCTTTGATTCTGGAAGAGTTACTACATCTTCCTTCTTTTCTTCTACTGCCTCTTGATCTAACTCGGCTAGTACGCTTTCTACATTTTCATCTACAAACGATAGATCTACATCCTGCTTGTCTTCTGACAAAAATGAAAAAGGATTTTCTTTGTTATTAATTTCTGACATAATAACCTCCTAAATAATAATTATAACAGATAAAAATTAAAAAGAGGGCAGAGCCTAAGCCCTGCCCCCTCTTAAGGGTGTTTCAGATTATGAGTCTGAACCAGCGTCAGCGAATGCTACTGCATCCTCTTCTTCCCACTGTACACCAAAACGGACGAATACTGTGTATTCAATTGTGTCCTTCTTTGGCTTGTACTCACGGTTGACAGTGATGTCTCTCTGGAAACCCCAAATACGGTTAGCAGGGAATGTAAGATCTACATAGCCTGCAGGGTAGTAAGGAACTTCCTGTACATCAATTCCGAGAACACGAGTAGTACGTGCTCCACCGAATGTCTGTCCGTTACCGTCTAGGTAAGCCTGACGGTTAGCAGGGGTACCTGCAGGAGTTCCTGCGAATGCTTCAGTAATTGCGTCTGCAAGTGTACCGTTGTGCTTGATGATTCCCTGGAATGCGTCAGTACCAGCGTAGAACTTAAGGTTGTTCTTAAGTGCACGATACTTACGTGGCATTGCCAAGATGATGTCCTGCATGACCTCTGGGGTCCAAGCGTTGTCGCTTACAGTAACAACTGACTCGTGTGCATCTCCGTTGGTTGTAACCTTGTTAACGAAACCGTTCATAATTCCTAGGAACGCTCCGTCTCCTGAGTCACCAGTACCGTTGATCGCTAGATCTTCGATGTCATTCGCAAATGCGTTTGTCATCAAACGTACTAGGTGGTCCTCAAGAGCACCTCCTTCAATACCGTCTTCTAGTGCTTCAGCAGAAACTTCCCAGTCAAGACGAATCTTCTTGGTTGTAAGTTCTACCTTTGTGAATGATGCACCAGCGTTAGTGTAGTCACCAACAGCCTGTGCAGCAGCACGAATAACACGCTCTCCTACGTTAACTTTTTCAAGTTCCATAGTGTTTGCTCTCATGGTCACACGGCGACCGTCCTTGGCGAGTACAGTAGCATCCCATACGTAATCAATGAAACGTCTTGCCTGCTCTGGACGAAGGATACCGCTACCTGCTTCACCCGAAGGGTTAACAGCGTTTGCACCATTTGTCACACCTGTCAATGCAGTTGGAATGTTTCCGATTGCACCGTCATTTGCGTAATTACCTGGAACGTTGGTACCATCTTCTGAACCTGATGCAAATGCACCCTGTCCTTGGTATAGACCAGGAGCAGTTCCTCCTAGGTTACCAGAAGTTCCTGGTTGATTTTTAATAATTTCTTTTTCCGACATATTGTTCACCTCCTAAAGTGATTTTAATTTATTTGAATAAATCGGCAGTTTTGAGGAAACGACCGCCCCATAGGGATTTCTGAACCTGTTCTGGTTCAGTTTCCTGTACGATCTCGCCGAGATCGCCAGACTTGCGGAAAGCGGTGTCTGCTTCTACAGCGTCCACTCTCTTTCCAAATTCGTTAAACACGTCTTTGCTAGCAGTTACCTCAT